CGTTAATTCAGTCCGTAGGAGTGTGTTTATCGCTTTTTCTAAGTGCGAACGGAATAATTCATTTAAATCGCCTTTAGTGACTAGAGTTTGCACAATTTCTGTAGTAAAATCATTCATAGGGAAGTCCTCTTTTCTGTGAATTGGTTGTCGTTAACTTTATTCTACAGAAGGGACTTCCTTTTTTGTATGGATTTTTTCATTTACACAAAATATTTTATACTCTCATATCTTGTATAAGATTACTATTAACGTTTTTTACAAGTACATCATCTTTTATATATTTTGAAATTAATGATAGATAAACCTGAGTTGTTCGATAGGAACTTTCTTTTACAGTTGGCTTGTATTTTTCATCCCATTTAGTTTTTAATTCTCCAAAAGTTAGTGGTAATTCTTCATTTCGTTTTATTTTTTCTGCGATTTTTTCATTCAAAAGTAAGTTAGCTTGATTCCAAGCTTGGCGTGAATTGCTAGATAAAGTAACGGACACTTTTCTCTTTTTTTCAGTTAAGGGATCCGTATAACGTTCGGTGTACTTAAATTTTTTGTCATTTATTTTTTCTAACCACATTATTTCTATTCCTTTCGAATATACGTTCCTATTAATTGTTAAAAGAAAAAGCCCGAAGGCTTTTTATATATTTAATCTTTTGACAATTCTAAAGATCGTCTATATTGTTCAGCTTTAGCTAATTTTGTAAATGTTACTGTTCCATTATAATTTTCTAAAACAACTTTCTCTATTTCGTCTAGTGAAACTTTGAAAAATTCTTTTCTTTGATTAATTTTATTAACTTCTTGTTTTCTAAAATGATTATGCAATTTAGTTTCCAAAGACGGAGCGTCCTCTGAAAAAATCATCGCATGAACGTCAAATTCAAATGGAACCGATGCACTACTCAATTCTTTTATTCTATCCATAGGTTCTAATCTTCTAGTCATACCAATTTTATATATGTCTTCACCAAAAGACCCAATATTACTAATTACATACACATAACCGGCTCTAGTATTTAATTCTCTTTGTAATACATTTTCACGTATAACTTCTAATTCTTTTAATTTTTCTTCCAGTTCTTGAATTTTATTTGCATATAATTCTTTTTCCACATCTGCATTAGCTTTTTGCATATATGCGATTAATTTGGAAATTTCAGAATTGAATTGACGTTGTTCTTTATCAATACGTTTCTTTTCACGATCAATTTCTCTACGAACTTTTTCCTCTTCTATCATCTGTTCTTTTATTGCTTTTTGTTGTTCTTTTTCTTCGGTAATTTTCACTAAATAAGAGTAATGAAGTTCTAGTTCTTGAAGTTTAAACTCTAAAAGACCCTTCCTTAATTCAGCATTGTCATTCTTGAATAAATTATTAATTTTATCAAATATTTTTATGATTTTTTCCCTAGTCGAGTCTATATTAGAAATAGTTAGTTTATTGAGTAATCCTTTCACTTCTGAATCAAATGGAATGAGCATTTTTTTCTTTAAATTATTTTTCTCTCGTTTATTTAAAATAAGAGGGACAGAAACAGCATCGTCAATAATATATTCCTTTTCTTTTAATTTTAACAAAGAAAGCTTATTTTTTATTTCAGAAGATGAAGTTTCTTCTATATTTGAAACGATAAGTGAAGAATAGACATTTTTTAATGTTTCATCATACTTTTGATTTATTTCATCACGCCGATTGTAAAATTAAGCTAGACAACTAAAAAAGTCATTTGTGCTACACTCAAAATAGTTCCGACCAAAGAATTATAAGGAGTGAGTACAAATGACCTATACCCATCTTACAACGGATGAACTTGTAATAATAGAGTCTTATTTCAAAATGAATCAATCTGTTGCTAAAACTGCCCATTGCTTGAATCGTTCAAGACAAACGATCCATAAAGTATATCTGTTCTTCAAGCAAGGAAAATCAGCCTTAGAATATTATCAACAGTATAAGAAAAACAAATCAAACTGTGGTAGACGTCCGCTTGTTTTACCCGAGGAACAATCAGAATATATTCAAAGAAAGGTTGTTCAAGGATGGACACCCGATGTGATTGTTGGTCGTGCAGCGTTTCCTATTAGTTGTTCTGCTCGTACCATTTATCGTATGTTCAAAAAGGGGCTATTTGATTCTTCTGACTTACCGATGAAAGGCAAGCGTAAACCGAATGGACATCAAGAAAGACGTGGAAAACAAACTTTCCGCCGCTCTATTCATGAACGTGAAAAGGATTATAGCCAATTCTCAAATGAGTTTGGTCACCTTGAAGGTGACACTATCGTAGGTCTGAAACATAAAAGTGCTGTAATTACCTTAGTTGAACGATTATCAAAAGTTATCATCACATTGAAACCGTGTGGTAGACAAGCGATTGATATTGAAAAAAAATTAAATCAATGGTTTGAATCTGTACCGAAAAACCTATTCAAATCCATCACTTTTGATTGTGGAAAGGAATTTTCAAATTGGAAACAGATCAGTAATGTCAATGATATTGCCATTTATTTCGCTGATCCAGGAACGCCGTCTCAAAGAGGCCTAAACGAGAATTCTAACGGATTGTTACGTAGAGATGGTTTATTGAAATCTATGGATTTCAATTCAGTAGATGAATTTTTTATTCAATCTGTCGCATCTAAACGAAATAATATTCCTAGAAAATCACTGGATTATCGAACACCTTTGGAAGTATTTTTGAGTTACGTAAGTATTGATGATCTGTCTAACTTAATTTGACAATTAAGAAAGATAAAATTGAACAACTGGACGGGCAAATTGATGCCTTGCTTTCAGAAAGAGAAATATTGATAGAAGAAAACAAGCGATTGAAAAAGAAAGTAGCCCAACCAATGAAGGGAGGTGGATAGTATGAACAATAGAACCTTTGATATTTTGAAATGGATCGCTATAGTAGTTATCCCCGCTTTAGCGACTTTTGTCGGTCTTGTCGGAAAAGGTGTTAACTGGCGGTACACAGATATAACGGTGATGATTATTACAGGTTTTGGAGCATTTCTAGGGAGTATTTTAGGTGTATCAAATCGAACGTATAAGAAAATTTCATCAGATAAATAGGAGGATAGATATGAAAAAGAAAATTACTATTACTGCGATGAGCCTGTTAACGGCTCTTTTTTTATTGCCAATTAACGGATTTGCCTATACTATCAACAATGAATTTAATTTGGGCGCAAATGAAGGTAGCTCACAAGTAGCAAATAATCAGTATATTTTACTGCATGAAACGGCTAATGAAACAGCAACAGGACGCAATGAAGCGCAGTATATGCAACGTTCATGGACTAGCGCTTATACTGCTTATATTGTGGGAGACGGCGGAATTGTTTATCAAGTCGGTCAACCTGGTTATGTACAGTACGGTGCTGGTTCGTATGCTAATGCCAACAGTCCTGTGCAGATTGAGTTACAACACACACATGATAAAGCAACGTTTGAGAAAAACTACAAGGCATACGTTGAATTGGCTAGAGATTCAGCAATGAAATATGGTATTCCATTAACGTTGGACACTCCTTATAACCAACCGGGAATCAAATCGCATTTATGGGTAACACAAAACATCTGGGGCGATCATACAGATCCTTACGGTTATCTTTCTGAAATGGGCGTAAGTAAAGAAAAATTAGCATATGATTTAGCTCATGGATTTACCGATGAAAATCCAACAACTTCTGAAAACAAGCCTGTCATTGATCCAACACGAGCTGGTGCAGCTAATCCTACACTGACAGATGGAACGAATTACGCCCACATTGATCAGTTTGGAGAAATCGAAAATGCAAATTTGCATGTAGCTGGATGGCACATTGCTAACTATAAATACGAGTATATCTTCATTATGGATTACAATACTGGGAAAGAATTAGCTCGAGTAAGAGCTGATGGAATTTATAGATCAGATGTAAATCAAGCTTATAATACTTCTGGAAATGTTGGCTATCATGTATCTTTTAACATGCGTAACTTCCCTAATAAGAAAGTCTATGTCATGATGCGGGCAACGAATGATCCAGAGGGAAACACTAAAGGCGGTGCGCAAGATTTCCATGACAAACGTTGGTATTTAAATATTCCTAAACGATAAAAATAGCTCCTCGTTGAGGAGCAGTACATAACTATATTGACAACTATAAAAATTATTCGATAAAATAGTGATGTTATCGCATATCTTCACTATCACCCATAAATAGTCACACTCCAAGCTATGCGATAACAGGTTTGTTGCCACACATTCTACTGGTTGATTGTTTATGGCTTTATGTGGCAACAACCAGTACCCTTAGCTCAGTTGGTCAGAGCAGACGGCTCATAACCGTCCGGTCGTAGGTTCGAGTCCTACAGGGTACATTAACGTAGCCATTTGAATCGTTCTGTGTTAGAATTTTTTGAAGAGTATTATACAAGCTAAAGCTTTTCTTCATTGCCACTCAAATGAGTGGCTTTTTTATGTATCCTTTTATGGATTAATGAAAGGATGTTTCACATAGTTATATTTCTGTATATTTGAAAAGTTTTACTTTGATTTTTAAATAGAAAGACATTTGGGTTAAATTGTGAGATGATAATAAAGAAGAGTTTAAAGCGCACCCCAAGCCACTTCCCCATAAGTGTGTTACGCTTTAAACTCTTTTATATTTGAAGCTATTAAAAGGCATACCATATTTTTGAAAAAAAGTGAGAAAAAAGGCTTACAATTGGAGTGGTAGTTAATTAGTGACTTATTTTTGATTTTATAGCACTGATACTATAAAATATAGATATCATCATATTACACAATCTTAATACTAACTTAAAAAATATCTCCTTTCACAAGTATGGTGATAAAATTCGTTCCGGGCTACCTTTTTAGGTAGCCTACTTTAATCTTTGTATCTTTCTGGATCAACGAAAGTATACTTTATATAGTCATAACGCCGATGATCGCTACGTGCGTCCGGCACGTCAGTCACGATATCAAACAAAAAGTATACATCCTTCTTCATTCTAGTTTTCGCAGCAGGAATTTTGAAATAGTTCTTATTAGAATAGTAGAGATTGATTAATAAGCTATCTTCGATTGCTAAAAAGAAAACTTCTGAATTCCATACTTTATAAAAATCTTTGATAAATCTATTCGAAGGGTCAAATTTAAACCATAATTGTGTCTCATTGATTACGTCCATATAATTGTGTAAAAGTGAAGCATCAAAAAAGCCATTGATCTCAGTTAGGAGTACAATGTTTTTTGCAGAAAACATACTCGAATAGGACTGATATCAATGACTCAAGTACATTTTACTTTTGAAAGCGAAGAAATTCAAGCAATTATAAACGAAAGCGGTGCGAATGATACCGCAAAAACACTTATGACTATCATGTTTAATCAGCTGATGGAAGAACAACGAAATCAATATATTCAGGCAAATGCCTATGAACGTTCAGAAGAACGGCAATCACAAAGAAATGGTTACTACGATCGTTCGTTTACAACTCGAATTGGTACGTTAGAACTTCATGTTCCACGAACCAGAGACGGTAAGTTTAGTCCTACTATCTTTGAAAGATATCAGCGAAGCGAAAAAGCTTTGATCGCTGCCATGATTGAAATGGTCATTTCTGGTGTCTCCACTCGCAAAGTAACTAAAACAGTTGAACTGCTAACGGATGGTGCGACTGTTTCTAAATCATTCGTTTCAAATCTGATGAAACAGTTGGATCCATTTGTTTTTGAGTGGAGAAACCGGAGCCTAGAAGGCTCGGAATATCCATTTTTCATGTGTGATGCCCTGTATATGAAAGTAAGGGAAAATCATCGTATTGTCTCAAAAGGTGTATATATTGGTATCGGCATTGATTCTGATGGACGACGTACGATTCTTGGTTTTGATGTTCAAGACGGCGAATCGGAAGATAATTGGGATACCGTTTTTCAATCGTTCGTTCAACGAGGTTTGTTCGGTGTAAAACTGGTCATTTCTGATGCACACAAAGGGTTAGTTAAGGCTGTTCGCAAGAACTTTTTAGGTGCGAGCTGGCAAAGATGCCAAGCCCACTTTTTGAGAAATATTTTTGATAAGCTGCCAAAGAAAGTTTCTTCTGATGTAAAAGACGAGTTGAAGAGTATCTTTAAAGCCTCTGAACTTGAATTGACACGTGAAAGAAAAGAGCACTTCTTGGAAAAATATGGTTGTGATTCAAAATTAAGTGCTGCTTGCGACATTTTAGAAAACGGCTTTGAAGATGCTATTCAAATTTTGTCTTTTCCTGAAAATATCCGCCGAAGGATTCGTACAACCAATGTGTTGGAACGGTTGAACGAAGAGATTCGCCGGAGAGAACGAGTGATTCGGATTTTTCCAAATATCAATTCCATCACTCGGATAATTGGAACACTTTTGATGGAAAAAGACACTGAGTGGCTGGCTTCTCCACGAAAATATTTAGAATTTAATTCGAATAACATTTAGCACCATGAACCTGTGCGAGTCTCTTCTTTCTGAGGAGAGACATCAAGAGTCGCTGCGCTACTGCTCCTGACCTCTCTCCTCAGAAAGAAAGGCATGGCAGTTAGGTTCACAACGCAAAACATTGTGCTTTTGATGAGGTTGAACTTTTACACAAGATTGTGGACTTGACTGTCTCATTAAAAAGCATAACCATTACTCCGATCTGTTTTTAAAATTAGTTTCTACCTCTAATATATATCGAGTTTTTATTTTGCCTTCAGAGAATACTGTTTCTTTTTTTGCAGTTACAGGTTGTTTATTGAGAGTATAAAATATTTTGTGTAAATGAAAAAATCCATACAAAAAAGGAAG